AGTGGCGATGTATACCGGTCTGTCTGTTGATGCCGTCACGGGAACAGAGGCTGCCGTTTTTGAAGGTCAGTCCGGCATTGAGGCCGGGCTGGCGGATGAATTAATCAATGCGTCGGATGCCATCAGTGTGATGGCCACGGCGCTGAACAGTAATGTCAGAGGAGGCACTATGCCGCAATTAACTGCAACGGAAGCCGCCGTGCAGGAGAACCAGCGAGTGATGGGGATCCTGACATGCCAGGAAGCGAAAGGACGTGAACAGCTTGCCACGATGCTGGCAGGGCAACAGGGCATGAGCGTTGAACAGGCCCGGGCGATTCTGGCCGCGGCGGCACCGCAGCAGCCGGTGGCATCCGCACAGAGTGAAGCCGATCGCATTATGGCGTGTGAAGAAGCGAACGGTCGTGAACAACTGGCAGCAACGCTGGCGGCGATGCCGGAGATGACGGTGGAAAAAGCCCGCCCGATCCTGGCTGCTTCACCGCAGGCGAATGCCGGGCCCTCACTTCGTGATCAGATCATGGCACTGGATGAGGCAAAAGGGGCTGAGGCGCAGGCTGAACAGCTGGCTGCCTGCCCGGGAATGACTGTGGAGAGCGCCCGGGCTGTGCTGGCTGCGGGATCAGGTAAGGCAGAACCGGTCTCTGCATCCACAACCGCCCTGTTTGAACATTTCATGGCGAACCATTCACCGGCTGCGGTCCAGGGGGGCGTGTCACAGGCGTCAGAAGACGGTGATGCGGACGTGAAAATGCTCATGGCCATGCCATGAAGTCAGTGCTGAACATCAATACGAGGTTTTAACAATATGGTGACGAAAACCATCACTGAACAGCGTGCGGAAGTACGTATTTTTGCCGGTAATGATCCGGCTCACACCGCCACAGGCAGCAGCGGGATTTCCTCGGCAACACCGGCACTGACACCCCTGATGCTGGATGGGGCCACCGGGAAACTGGTGGTCTGGGACGGACAGAAAGCCGGTAGTGCGGTTGGCATACTGGTACTGCCGCTTGAAGGCACAGAGGCGGTGCTGACGTATTACAAGTCGGGGACCTTTGCGACGGAGGCAATCCGCTGGCCTGAAAGTGTGGATGAACACAAAAAGGCCAACGCCTTTACCGGCAGTGCCCTGAGTCACGCGGCGCTGCCGTAACACGTTATCAGGCCACCGCGTTGGCCTGACTGATTTCTTAATGAAAGGAACTGATTTATGGGATTGTTTACGACCCGCCAGTTACTCGGTTATACCGAACAAAAAGTTAAATTCCGTGCGCTGTTTCTGGAGCTGTTTTTCCGCCGCACGGTGAATTTCCACACCGAAGAGGTGATGCTGGACAAAATTACCGGAAAAACGCCGGTGGCGGCCTATGTCTCCCCGATCGTTGAAGGAAAAGTGCTTCGCCATCGCGGTGGTGAAACCCGCGTGTTACGTCCGGGCTACGTCAAGCCCAAACACGAATTTAATTACCAGCAGGCGGTTGAGCGCCTTCCTGGTGAAGATCCGGCTCAGCTGAACGACCCGGCCTACCGTCGTCTGCGTATCATTACCGATAACCTCAAACAGGAAGAGCACGCCATTGTCCAGGTGGAAGAAATGCAGGCGGTGAATGCCGTGCTGTATGGCAAATACACCATGGAAGGGGATCAGTTTGATACTGTCGAGGTGGATTTCGGGCGCTCTGAAGGAAATAACATTGAGCAGGCTGACGGTAAAAAATGGTCTGAGCAGGACCGTGATACGTTTGATCCGACGCATGATATTGACCTCTACTGCGATCAGGCCAGCGGCCTTGTGAATATCGCCATTATGGACGGTACGGTCTGGCGTCTGCTGAATGGCTTTAAGCTGTTCCGCGAAAAACTGGATACCCGTCGCGGCTCAAATTCACAACTCGAAACGGCAGTGAAAGACCTGGGGGCGGTGGTGTCCTTCAAGGGGTATTACGGCGATCTGGCCATTGTGGTGGCGAAAACGTCTTATGTGGCAGAGGACGGTACCGAAAAACGTTATCTGCCGGAGGGCACACTGGTCCTGGGGAATACGGCAGCAGAGGGCATTCGTTGCTATGGTGCCATTCAGGATGCGCAGGCGTTGTCCGAAGGTGTGGTGGCCTCTTCCCGTTATCCGAAACACTGGCTGACTGTGGGCGATCCGGCCCGTGAATTCACCATGACGCAGTCCGCACCGCTGATGGTGCTGCCGGATCCGGATGAGTTTGTGGTGGTACAGGTGAAATAATCCGTGAGCGGGGGCGAAATGCCCCCGTGTCTTTTTTCACAGGAGGCTGAGATGGCAACAAAAGAAGAAAATCTGAATCGTCTTCGTCAACTGGCTGGCCTGCTGGGGCGCGAGGCGGATATGTCGGGGAGTGCTGCGGATATTGCTCAACGTGTGTCTGAGTGGGAAGAGGAGCTTGCTGTTTCCCCGGAGGGCATTATGCACTCTGATGAGAGCGGGGCTGATCAAAATCACACAGACGATGGTGAGCAGTTGCACAACACTGATGCTACGGATGATGTTAAAGCGGTCCGTGTGCGGAAATGCCTGCATGTGATGGGGTATTGCCCGGAGACAGGCCGTCCCGTTGAACTGACGTACCGGGGCATGCGTGTTATGGTGCCATCACCACTGGCGACAGCCATGATACAGCACGGAACGGCTGAGCATGCGTGATTTTCAGAATGCCTTTGATGCTGCCCTTGCCGGGGTGGACAGCACGATTGTTGAAGTGATGGGGCTCTGTGCGCAGTTCACCTCGGGAGCACAGCGTGGAAGCGAAGTTCAGGGGGTTTTTGACGATCCGGAGTCGCTGGGTTTTGCCGGTGGCGGGGTCCGTATTGAAGGAAGCAGCCCGTCATTATTTGTGCGGACGGATACGGTGCGTGCCGTGCGGCGTGGTGACACGCTGACCATTAACGGCGAGATGTTCTGGGTGGATCGTGTTTCTCCGGATGACGGGGGCAGCTGTTATCTCTGGCTCAACCGTGGGCAACCACCCGCTGTTAACCGGCGACGATAAACGCAGGGTGAAATTATGGCGATAAAAGGGCTTGATCAGGCGATTGATAATCTGAGCCGGGTTCGTAAAAACGCCATTCCGGCGGCTTCAGCAATGACGATTAACCGCGTGGCCACAACGGCGATTAATCAGTCTTCATCACAGGTTGCCCGGGAGACAAAGGTACGCCGGAAACTGGTAAAGGAACGGTCCAGACTGAAACGGGCGACGGTCAGAAATCCGAACGCAAAAATTATCGTTAACCGCGGTGATCTTCCAGTGATTAAGCTGGGGATCAGGATGCTGGGCCGTCGTCCGAACAGCATACTTAAAGCCGGTCAGCATCGGTATCAGCGGGCATTCATTCAGCGATTAAAAAACGGTCGCTGGCATGTCATGCAGCGTGTGGCCGGGAAAAACCGTTACCCTATTGATGTGGTGAAAATCCCGATGGCGGCCCCACTGAAACAGGCGTTTGATGAGAATGTTGACCGTATCCGGTGTGAACGCCTGCCCGGAGAACTGGCATCCGCGCTGAAACAACAACTGAGGATTGCGATAAAACGATGAAACACACTGACATTCGTGCCGCAGTGCTGGATGCACTCGAGCAGCATGAACACGGGGCGACGCTGTTTGATGGTCGCCCCGTTGTTTTTGACGAAGAGGATTTTCCTGCGATCGCGGTTTATCTGACGGATGCAGAGTATACCGGTGAAGAGCTGGATGCAGATACCTGGCGGGCCACGCTGCATATTGAGGTGTTTTTACCGGCACAGGTACCGGATTCAGAGCTTGATCAGTGGATGGAAAGCCGGATTTACCCGGCGATGACCGCGATCCCGGCACTGGCAGGACTGATTACCACGATGGTTACGCAGGGCTATGAGTATCGTCGTGATGACGATATGGCGTTATGGAGTTCTGCAGATCTGACTTATTCCATTACATACGAGATGTGAGGACGATATGGCAACACCAAATCCCCTTGAGCCGGTAAAAGGTGCCGGTACCACTCTGTGGGTTTACAACGGCAAGGCTGATGCTTATGCAAACCCGTTGTCAGACGATGGCTGGCAGCGACTGGCTAAGGTGAAGGATCTGACGCCGGGCGAGATGACGGCTGAACCCTACGATGATAACTACCTGGATGATGAAGACGCGGACTGGACCGCGACCGGGCAGGGGCAGAAATCTGCAGGTGATACCAGTTTTACGCTGGCCTGGAAACCGGGAGAGGAAGGTCAGAAAGGGCTTATAGGCTGGTTTGAAAGCGGCGATGTCCGGGCCTATAAAATCCGTTTTCCGAATGGCACGGTGGATGTGTTTCGTGGCTGGGTCAGCAGTATCGGTAAGGCCGTGACGGCGAAAGAAGTGATCACCCGCACGGTGAAAGTCACTAACGTGGGTAAACCTTCTGTAGCGGAAGAACGCAGCAAAATTACGCCGGTCACTGCGATTAAGGTAACGCCGACAGGTACGGTTGAAAAAGGGAAAACAACCACCCTGACCGTTACTGTGGAACCGGAAAATGCAACGGATAAGACATTCAGGGCGATTTCCGCCGATCCATCAAAAGCCACCATTAGCGTGAAAGATATGACGATTACTGTGACGGGGGTTAAGGATGGAAAAGTCAGCATCCCTGTGATTTCCGGTAATGGTCAGTTTGCTGCGGTGGCTGAAATTACCGTTAATAATGTGCCGGGTGGCTAAAGAGCTGAGAGATAAGCGATGTTCCTGAAAACAGAACAATTTGAATATAACGGTGTATCCGTCACGCTTTCTGAGCTGTCTGCGCTGCAGCGTATTGAGCATCTTGCCCTCCTGAAACGGCGGGCAGAAGAGGCTGAAGCCAGCGGCAACCTGCAGGTGAGTGTGGAAGATCTTGTCAGAACCGGCGCGTTTCTGGTGGCGATGTCCCTGTGGCATAACCATCCACAGAAAACGCAGTCACCGTCAATGAATGAGGCCGTGATGAAGATAGAGCAGGAAGTGCTCACCACCTGGCCTGCCGATGCCATTGCCCGGGCGGAAGACGTGGTGTTGTGCCTGTCCGGGATGATCGAAGCTGTTCGTCCGGATACTGATATTACTGAAGTGGCGAAAAATAACACGCTGACTGATGATGATTTTTCTGCGGGAAAGTCTTCGACGGCGAGCTGAACTTTGCCCTCAGACTGGCGCGTGAGATGGGGAGACCCGACTGGCGCGCCATGCTTGCCGGGATGACATCCACCGAATATGCCGACTGGCACCGTTTTTACCGCACGCATTATTTTCAGGATACCCAGCTGGATATGCATTTTTCCGGGCTGACGTACGCTGTACTCAGCCTGTTTTTTTGCGATCCGGATATGCATCCCTCTGATTTCAGTCTGCTTGTCCCCCGGCATGAGGAAGAACAGGTGGAGAGGCCGGATGAGGACAAAATGCTGATGCAGAAAGCGGCAGGACTTGCCGGAGGCGTCCGGTTCGGTGGGGACGGAGGGCGCGATATTTTATCGTCTGCGGATGTGGCGGATGTCATGGTGGATGATGCCGCATTAATGATGGCTTCAGCGGGGATTCCGGGAGGTGTGAGATATGTCCCAGCCGGTTGGTGATCTTGTTATTGACCTTAGTCTGGATGCTGTCCGTTTCGATGAGCAGATGAGCCGGGTAAGGCGTCATTTTTCAGGTCTGGATACCGACGCCAGAAAAACCGCCAGTGCTGTTGAACAGGGCCTGAGCCGCCAGGCGCTGGCTGCACAAAAAGCAGGGATTTCCGTCGGGCAGTATAAAGCGGCCATGCGAACCCTGCCCGCACAGTTTACGGATATCGCCACGCAGCTTGCCGGTGGTCAGAATCCCTGGCTGATCCTGCTGCAACAGGGCGGTCAGGTGAAGGACTCCTTCGGCGGGATGATCCCCATGTTCAGGGGGCTTGCCGGTGCGATCACCCTGCCGATGGTCGGGGTCACCTCGCTGGCGGTGGCGACAGGTGCGCTGGTGTACGCCTGGTACCAGGGAGATTCCACGCTTTCAGCGTTTAATAAAACCCTGGTTCTTTCCGGTAATCAGTCCGGACTGACTGCCGATCGCATGCTGACGCTCTCCAGAGCCGGACAGGCCGCAGGGCTGACGTTTAACCAGGCGAGTGAGTCACTGGCAGCCATGGTGAATGCCGGTGTGCGTGGTGGTGAACAGTTTGATGCCATCAACCAGAGTGTCGCGCGTTTTGCTTCTGCATCCGGTGTGGAGGTGGACAAGGTTGCAGAGGCTTTCGGAAAACTGACCACTGACCCGACGTCGGGGCTGATTGCGATGGCGAAGCAGTTCCATAACGTGACGGCGGAGCAGATTGCGTATGTTGCTCAGTTGCAGCGTTCCGGCGATGAAACCGGGGCATTGCAGGCTGCGAACGAGGCCGCAACGAAAGGGTTTGATGACCAGACCCGCCGCCTGAAAGAGAACATGGGCACGCTGGAGACCTGGGCAGACAGGACAGCGCGGGCATTCAAATCCATGTGGGATGCGGTGCTGGATATTGGTCGTCCTGATACCGCGCAGGAGATGCTGATTAAGGCAGAGGCTGCGTTTAAGAAAGCAGACGACATCTGGAATCTGCGCAAGGATGATTATTTTGTTAACGATGAAGCGCGGGCGCGTTACTGGGATGATCGTGAAAAGGCCCGTCTTGCGCTTGAAGCCGCCCGAAAGAAGGCTGAGCAGCAGACTCAACAGGACAAAAATGCGCAGCAGCAGAGCGATACCGAAGCGTCACGGCTGAAATATACCGAAGAGGCGCAGAGGGCTTACGAACGGCTGCAGACGCCGCTGGAGAAATATACCGCCCGTCAGGAAGAACTGAACAAGGCACTGAAAGACGGGAAAATCCTGCAGGCGGATTACAACACGCTGATGGCGGCGGCGAAAAAGGATTATGAAGCGACGCTGAAAAAGCCGAAACAGTCCGGCGTGAAGGTGTCTGCGGGCGATCGTCAGGAAGACAGTGCTCATGCTGCCCTGCTGACGCTTCAGGCAGAACTCCGGACGCTGGAGAAGCATGCCGGAGCGAATGAGAAAATCAGCCAGCAGCGCCGGGATTTGTGGAAGGCGGAGAGTCAGTTCGCGGTACTGGAGGAGGCGGCGCAACGTCGCCAGCTGTCTGCACAGGAGAAATCCCTGCTGGCGCATAAAGATGAGACGCTGGAGTACAAACGCCAGCTGGCTGCACTTGGCGACAAGGTTACGTATCAGGAGCGCCTGAACGCGCTGGCGCAGCAGGCGGATAAATTCGCACAGCAGCAACGGGCAAAACGGGCCGCCATTGATGCGAAAAGCCGGGGGCTGACTGACCGGCAGGCAGAACGGGAAGCCACGGAACAGCGCCTGAAGGAACAGTATGGCGATAATCCGCTGGCGCTGAATAACGTCATGTCAGAGCAGAAAAAGACCTGGGCGGCTGAAGACCTGCTTCGCGGGAACTGGATGGCAGGCCTCAGGTCCGGCTGGAGTGAGTGGGAAGAGAGTGCCACGGACAGTATGTCGCAGGTAAAAAGTGCTGCCACGCAGACCTTTGACGGTATTGCACAGAATATGGCAGCGATGCTGACCGGCAGCGAACAGAACTGGCGTGGTTTCACCCGTTCTGTGCTGTCCATGCTGACAGAGATTTTTCTGAAGCAGGCGATGGTGGGGATAGTCGGGAGTATCGGCAGCGCCATTGGCGGTGCTTTCGGTGGTGGTGCGTCTGCCTCCACGGGGACGGCCATTCAGGCTGCGGCGGCGAACTTCCATTTCGCGACCGGGGGATTTACGGGGACGGGGGGTAAATATGAACCTGCGGGGATTGTTCATCGCGGGGAGTTTGTCTTCACGAAGGAGGCGACCAGCCGGATTGGTGTCGGCAATCTGTACCGCCTGATGCGGGGCTATGCGGAAGGTGGTTATGTCGGCGGTGCCGGAAGTCCGGCGCAGATGCGGCGGGCGGAAGGCATTAATTTTAATCAGAACAATCACGTGGTGATTCAGAACGACGGCCCCAACGGGCGGGCAGGGCCGCAGCTGATGAAAGCGGTGTATGAGATGGCCCGCAAGGGGGCACAGGATGAACTCCGGCTGCAGTTGCGTGATGGCGGTATGTTATCAGGGAGCGGTGGATGAAAACCTTTCGCTGGAAAGTGAAGCCGGATATGGAGGTGAACTCGCAGCCATCGGTGCGTGAAGTGCGTTTTGGTGACGGGTACTCACAGCGTATGGCGGCAGGGCTGAATGCTGACCTGAAAACATACAGGGTGACGCTTTCCGTGACCCGGGAGGAGGCCCGGCATCTGGAAGCGTTCCTGGCAGAGCACGGTGGCTGGAAGGCATTTTTGTGGAAGCCACCCTATGCATACCGGCAGATAAAGGTGACCTGTGCCGGGTGGTCTGCGCGGGTCGGGATGTTGCGCGTTGAGTTCAGCGCGGAGTTTAAGCAGGTGGTGAACTGATGCAGGATATTCGCGAAGAAAGTCTGAACGAGTCGGTTAAGTCAGAGCAGTCACCGCGGGTGGTACTCTGGGAAATCGACCTGACGGTACAGGGTGGTGAGCGGTATTTTTTCTGTAATGAGCTGAATGAAAAAGGGGAGCCGGTCACCTGGCAGGGGCGTAAGTATGAGGCATACCCGATTGACGGCAGCGGCTTTGAGATGAACGGCCGGGGCAGCAGTGCCAGACCGTCGCTGACGGTGTCCAATCTGTTCGGTCTGGTCACCGGGATGGCGGAAGACCTGCAGAGTCTGGTGGGGGCCACGGTGGTCCGCCGCCGGGTGTATGCCCGTTTTCTGGATGCGGTGAATTTCGTTGCGGGCAATCCGGAGGCGGACCCGGAGCAGGAGCTGAGTGACCGCTGGGTGGTGGAGCAGATGTCGCAGCTGACAGCCATGACGGCCTCGTTTGTGCTGGCTACACCGACCGAGACGGACGGGGCGCTGTTTCCCGGTCGCATCATGCTGGCGAACACCTGTATGTGGGATTACCGGGGAGATGAATGCGGGTATAACGGTCCTGCGGTGGCGGATGAGTTCGACAACCCCACCACGGATATCCGTAAGGACAGATGCAGCAAGTGCATGCGCGGGTGTGAGATGCGCGGCATGGTGGCTAATTTTGGCGGTTTCCTTTCCATTAACAAACTTTCGCAGTAAATCCAATGACACAGACAGAATCAGCGATTCTGGCGCATGCCCGGCGGTGTGTGCCTGCGGAGTCGTGCGGCTTAGTGGTGAGAACGCCGGAGGGGGAGCGGTATATCCCTTGTGTGAATATCTCTGCAGAGCCGGAGGCGTATTTTCGTATTGCACCGGAAGACTGGCTGCGGGCAGAGATGCAGGGGGAGATTGTGGCACTGGTCCACAGTCATCCCGGTGGGCTGCCCTGGCTGAGCGAGGCTGACCGGCGGCTGCAGATAAAAAGCGCACTGCCCTGGTGGCTGGTCTGCCGGGGTGACATTCACAAATTCCGCTGTGTGCCACATCTGACGGGACGGCGCTTTGAGCACGGGGTGACGGACTGTTACACGCTGTTCCGGGATGCTTATCATCTGGCGGGGACTGAGATGCCGGATTTTCATCGCGAGGATGACTGGTGGCGTCACGGTCAGAATCTCTATCTGGATAATCTGGAGGCCACAGGGCTGTATCAGGTGCCGTTGTCAGCGGCGCAGCCGGGCGATGTGCTGCTGTGCTGTTTTGGTTCATCGGTGCCGAATCATGCCGCCATTTACTGTGGTGACGGCGAGCTGCTGCACCATATTCCTGAACAACTGAGTAAACGGGAGAGGTATTCCGAAAAATGGCAACGACGAACGCATTCTGTCTGGCGTCACCGCCACTGGCACGCATCTGCCTTCACGGGGATTTGCAACGATTTGGCCGCCGCCTCAGCCTGTATGTGAACACGGCAGCGGAAGCCATCCGTGCCCTGTCGTTACAGGTGCCGGGCTTTCGCCGTCAGATGAACGAAGGCTGGTACCAGATACGTATTGCCGGTGATGACACGGCACCGGAGGCGGTGTACGCCCGTCTTCACGAACAGCTGGGTGAGGGAACGGTCATCCACATTGTGCCGCGACTGGCCGGAGCCGGAAAGGGCGGACTGCAGATTGTGCTGGGGGCGGCAGCCATCGTGGGCTCTTTCTTCACGGCCGGTGCCTCGATGGTGTTATGGGGTACAGCCCTGAGTGCCGGCGGTTTTTCTGCCACCACGATGCTGTTTTCACTGGGGGCCAGCATGATACTGGGCGGTGTGGCCCAGATGCTGGCCCCGAAGGCAAAAACACCGGATTACCGCGCAACGGATAACGGCAGACAGAACACGTACTTTTCCTCGCTGGATAACATGATTGCCCAGGGGAACCCGATGCCGGTGCCTTACGGGGAAATGCTGGTTGGCTCCCGCCGTATATCCCAGGACATCAGCACCCGTGATGAAGGCGGGGGCGGAAAGGTCGTGGTTATCGGGCGGCAGGGGTAAAAAGAATAAAAAAATCCCGCAGTGATCGCGGACAGGAACTGCGGGAGAGTTACGAAGATTAAGTGTAAGGAATTATTCTTATATCACGACAAAAAAATTAACGCAGAGAAATTATACGCGCCACAGTCAGTTTGTGAAAATGTGAAGATATTCAGAATTTTTATGCCATTACCGGTTTTAACCAACAGGATTATCGGTGGGCATGAAAGAAAACCCCGGTATCTGCTGATACCGGGGTTTCTCTTTAGCATGGCAGAAATGTGTTTCATGCTTTTCGGGCGAAGGATATCCGACTTCTGTACGGAATGGCAAGTGGCGGTTAATTTATTCAGGGGAAGGCTGTATGGGAAAAGGTGGCGGTAAGGCACACACGCCTCGTGAGGCGAAGGATAATCTCAAATCCACGCAGATGATGAGTGTGATTGATGCGATTGGTGAGGGACCGATAGAAGGTCCGGTGAAGGGACTGCAGAGTATTCTGGTGAACAAAACCCCGCTGACGGACACGGACGGTAATCCCGTGATACACGGTGTGACTGCGGTCTGGCGTGCCGGGGAGCAGGAGCAGACACCACCGGAAGGCTTTGAGTCCTCCGGAGCTGAAACCGGACTGGGCGTGGAAGTGACGAAGGCAAAACCGGTGACGCGCACCATTACGTCCGCGAACATTGACCGCCTGCGGGTTACCTTCGGGGTGCAGTCACTGGTGCAGACCACGTCAAAGGGCGACCGTAATCCTTCCTCTGTCCGGATTCTGATTCAGTTACAGCGTAATGGCCGCTGGGTGACGGAAAAGGATGTCACCATTAACGGCAAGACCACCTCGCAGTTCCTGGCCTCGGTGATTCTGGATAATCTGCCTCCCCGGCCCTTTAACATCCGGATGGTCAGGGAGACGGCGGACAGCACCACGGACCAGCTGCAGAATAAGACGCTGTGGTCGTCATACACCGAAATCATCGATGTGAAACAGTGCTACCCGAACACGGCCATTGTGGGGCTGCAGGTGGATGCGGAGCAGTTCGGCGGCCAGCAGATGACGGTGAACTACCATATCCGCGGTCGCATCATCCAGGTGCCGTCAAACTATGACCCGGAAAAACGCACGTACAGTGGTATCTGGGACGGCAGCCTGAAACCGGCATACAGCAACAACCCGGCCTGGTGTCTGTGGGACATGCTGACTCACCCGCGCTACGGCATGGGAAAACGTCTGGGGGCGGCGGATGTGGACAAGTGGGCGCTGTATGCCATCGGGCAGTACTGCGACCAGACGGTCCCGGATGGTTTCGGGGGGACCGAGCCGCGGATGACCTTTAATGCGTACCTGGCACAACAGCGTAAGGCGTGGGACGTTCTCAGTGATTTCTGCTCTGCGATGCGCTGTATGCCGGTATGGAACGGCCAGACGCTGACGTTCGTTCAGGACCGTCCGTCGGATGTGGTGTGGCCGTACACCAACAGCGATGTGGTGGTGGATGATAACGGCGTGGGTTTCCGCTACAGCTTCAGTGCCCTGAAGGACCGGCACACGGCAGTGGAGGTGAATTACACCGACCCGCAGAACGGCTGGCAGACCTCCACGGAACTGGTGGAAGACCCGGAAGCCATACTGCGCTACGGACGCAACCTGCTGAAGATGGACGCGTTCGGCTGTACCAGCCGCGGTCAGGCCCACCGTGCCGGGCTGTGGGTGATAAAGACCGAACTGCTGGAAACGCAGACGGTGGATTTCACGCTCGGGTCACAGGGGCTGCGTCACACACCCGGTGACATCATTGAAATCTGTGATAACGACTATGCCGGGACCCTGACCGGCGGACGTGTCCTGTCCATCGATGCCGCCAGCCGTACCCTGACGCTGGACCGGGAGGTGACACTGCCGGAGACCGGCACGGCCACTGTTAATCTGATTAACGGCAGCGGTAAGCCGGCGAGCGTGGCCATCACCGCACACCCCGCGCCTGACCGGATACAGGTCAGCACCCTGCCGGATGGTGTGGAGACATACGGTGTGTGGGGACTCTCCCTGCCGTCACTGCGTCGTCGCCTGTTCCGCTGTGTCTCCATTCGGGAAAACACGGACGGCACGTTCGCCATCACGGCGGTGCAGCACGTACCGGAAAAAGAAGCCATTGTGGATAACGGGGCCAGCTTTGAGCCGCAGTCAGGCAGCCTGAACAGCGTTATCCCACCGGCAGTGCAGCACCTGACGGTGGAGGTGAGTGCAGCTGACGGTCAGTATCTGGCACAGGCGAAATGGGACACGCCGCGGGTGGTGAAGGGTGTGCGCTTCAGTCTGCGTCTGACCAGCGGAAGCGGAGAAGACAGCCGTCTGGTGAGCACCGCCATCACCGCAGACACGGAGCACCGTTTCAGTGGTCTGCCGCTGGGGGAATACACCCTGACGGTGCGGGCCATTAACAGCTACGGCCAGCAGGGCGAACCTGCGACCACCACCTTCCGGATTAACGCGCCTGCAAAACCCGCCACCATTGAGCTGACGCCGGGGTATTTTCAGATAACGGCGGTCCCGCGTCTTGCGGTGTATGACCCGACGGTACAGTTTGAATTCTGGTTCTCAGAAAAACGCATCACGAACACGGCACAGGTGGAAAAATCTGCCCGTTATCTGGGGACCGGCAGTCAGTGGACTGTCCAGGGGAGCCGGATTAAGCCGGGGACGGATTTCTGGTTTTACGTGCGAAGCGTCAACCTGGTGGGAAAATCTGCTTTTGTGGAAGCCAGCGGGCAGCCCAGCAATGATGGTGAAGGGTATCTGGAAATTTTCCGGGGGCTGATAGATGAGACGCTTCTGGGCCAGGCACTGAAAGAGCGCATTGATGCTTCAGCGCTGCGTACGGAGGTCACGCAACTGGAAGAAGACATCCGTCAGCGGATGGACACGGATATCGCAGAAGTGACCCGGAAAATCGGGGAGGCGGAAAACAGCCTCACGCAGCTGGTTGCGAAAAAGAATGAGGACCAGACACTGGCCATCGCGCAGGTGAGCCAGAAAGTGGACCGGGTGAGCAGTGAAATCTCACAGACTGTCAGCCAGGGGCAGTCAGAAAATGCCCGACAGATAGCACAGGTCCGCCAGTACGTGGATAAAAAAGGGAGTGAAATTACCTCGACCACGGATAAAAAACTGGGTGACCAGGCCGTGACCATACAGCAAATCCAGCGGGTTCAGTCAGACACGCGCAATGAGCTGAATGCCATGTATATGCTGAAGGTGCAGAAAACAAAAAACGGTATTCCCTATGTGGCCGGGATTGGTGCGGGGATTGAGGATGTTGATGGTCAGACGCTGAGCAGTATTCTGCTGCAGGCTGACCGTATCGCGATGATTACCCCGGAGAATGGCAACACCACGCCGCTGTTTGTGGCGCAGGGGAATCAGCTGTTCATGAACGACGTGTTCCTGAAGCGACTGTTTGCGGTGAGCATCACGTCATCCGGCAATCCTCCTACGTTTTCCCTGACGCCGGATGGCAGGCTGGCAGCCCGCAATGCGGATATCAGTGGAGCCATCACGGCGAATACCGGCACGCTCAATAATGTCACCATTAACGAGAACTGTGTCATCAGAGGGAAACTGTCTGCAAACCAGATTGAAGGCGATCTCGTTAAAACAGTGGGTAAGGCTTTCCCCCGTGACTCCCGTGCACCGGAGAGGTGGCCATCAGGGACCATTACCGTCAGGGTTTATGACGATCAGCCGTTTGACCGGCAAATTGTTATTCCGGCGGTGGCATTCAGCGGTGCCAGACATGAGCGGGAGAATAACGATATTTATTCGTCATGCCGCCTGATAGTACGGAAAAACGGTGCTGAAATTTATAACCGTACCGCGCTGGATAATACGCTGGTTTACAGTGGTGTTATTGATATGCCTGCTGGTCGCGGCCACATGACGCTGGAGTTTTCTGTATCAGCATGGTGGGTAAATGGCTGGTATCCCACAGCAAGTATCAGCGATTTGCTGGTTGTTGTGATGAAGAAAGCCACTGCAGGCATCACGATTAGCTGAATTTTATAACCCAGATACGGGCGCCAGAAATGGCGCCTTTTTTATTGCAGAAAAGCGAGAGGTAATTATGCGTAAATTATGTGCTGTTATTCTGTCCACAGTAGTCTGGCTGGTCGCCGCTGGTACGCCAGCGAGCGCAGCAGAGCATCAGTCCACACTAAGCGCCGGGTATCTTCAGACCCATACTGATATGCCCGGCAACGATGACCTGAAGGGCATTAACGTGAAATACCGTTATGAATTTACGGACACGCTGGGGCTGGTGACGTCATTCAGTTATGCCAATGCCAAAGATGAGCAAAAAACGCATTACAGCGATACCCGCTGGCATGAAGATTCAGTGCGTAACCGCTGGTTCAGCATGATGGCGGGGCCGTCTGTACGCGTGAATGAATGGTTCAGTGCTTATGCGATGGCAGGTGTGGCTTACAGCCGTGTTTCGACGTTCTCCGGGGATTATCTCCGCGTAACTGACAACAAGGGGAAAACGCACGATGTGCTGACCGGAAGTGATGACGATCGCCACAGCAACACGTCTCTGGCGTGGGGAGCTGGCGTGCAGTTTAACCCGACCGAATCCGTGACCATTGATATTGCTTATGAAGGTTCCGGTAGTGGCGACTGGCGAACGGATGCATTTATTGTTGGTATCGGATACCGTTTCTGACAACAGACGCCGATTTATCTTCTGTAAATATTGTTATGATACGCAGGTTCATCCGCCTTATGGGGTGAACTGCGTTTGAGGAAACGTAAAGTTACACTGTCCTGAAGCCCGTGGCGTCACTGCTGCGGGCTTTTTTTATTGGTGGAAAAGTATGACAGTAAAAATTTCTGGCGTGCTTAAAGATGGCACAGGAAAACCAGTACAGAACTGCACCATTGTGCTGAAGGCCAGACGGACCAGCAGCACGGTGGTGGTGAACACGGTGGCCTCTGAAAATCCGGATGAAGCCGGGCGTTACAGCATGGATGTTGAGTATGGCCAGTACAGCGTCACCCTGCTGGTTGAAGATTTTCCGCCTTCACATGCCGGGACCATTACCGTCTATGAAGGTTCCAGACCAGGTACGCTGAATGATTTTCTCGGCGCCATGACGGAGGATGATGTTCGTCCGGAGGCACTGCGCCGTTTTGAGCTGATGGTGAATGAAGTGGCACGTCATGCCGGAGCGTCATCACAGAGTGCAGCGGCGGCAAAGAAATCCGAAACGGCAGCAGCCTCATCGAAGAATGCGGCGAAAACCTCAGAAACGAATGCAGCTAACAGCGCACAGGCGGCAGCGGCCTCGCAGACTGCATCGGCAAACTCCGCGACAGCAGCCAAAAAATCAGAAACCAGCGCGAAAAATAGCGAGACAGCCACAAAGGCCAGCGAAAAAAACGCAAAATCCAGCCAGACGGCAGCGAAAACCAGTGAGACGAATGCCAAAGACAGTGAAGCCAACGCAAAGGTGAGCGAAACAGCGGCGGCGAACTCGGCGAAAGCATCGGCAGCAAGCCAGACGGCAGCAAAAGCAAGTGAAGATGCTGCCAGAGAATACGCAAACCAGACAGCAGAGCCGTACAGATATGTTTTACAGCCGCTGCCGGATGTGTGGATACCCTTTAATGATTCGCTGGATATGATTACGGGCTATTCTCCGGGTTATAAAAAAGTGAAGATTGGTGATAATGTGGTTCAGGTTGCCAGTGATAAACAGGTTAATTTCAGTCGCGCATCAACGGCAACATATATCAACAAATCTGGCGAACTGAAAACGGCGGAAATTAATGAGCCGCGATTTGAGTGTGATGGCCTGCTTATTGAGGGACAAAGAACGAACTTCTTCCAGAACAGTACAGACCCTTCGAAGTGGAATAAGTCAACTTCACTGGACGTTACAGAAACAGGCACAGATAGTTTCGGGTTTAATTATGGTCGGTTTGTCGTACAGGATTCGATTGTTGGTACAAGTAAAGCGCATACCATTATCGGACTGTATTCGAGTACCGGAGGGGTTGATACTTCAGGGGACGAAAAGCATGTAACTATATCCTGTCGGGTAAAAAGTGAAGTTGATAATATCGCCGTTCGTATTTTATTTGAACATTATGATGGGGAGGTAAGGACATCAATAGGAGCAGCAAACCTGAACCTTACCACCCGCATAATTAGCAAGACAGGTCAGACAAGCCGTGTTACAGCAAGGTCTGTTAAGGATGATGCAACTGGCTGGATATTTTTTGAGGCTACATTAAAAGCAGATACAACAGAAAATACGGTTGGTGGTTTTGTCCAGTATTCTCCGGATACAGGGCAGATGGTTACATCAGGGGATTATCTCGATGTAACCACTCCACAGATTGAGGCTGGTACAGGCGCATCATCTTTTATTGTTACGGGGACGGCACCGGCAACGCGGGCAAGCGATATGGTGACAGTCCCAATCAAGAATAACCTTTATAATCTTCCTTTTACGGTTCTTTGTGAGGTACATAAGAACTGGTATAAAACGCCAAATGTAGCGCCGCGTGTTTTTGATACCGGCGGTCATCAAACCGGAGCGGGGATCGTAATGGGGTTTGGTTCATCAGGTGGGTACGACGGTTTTCCGTATTGCGATATAGGTGGTTCAGACCGACGAATAAATGAAAATGCCGGGCTGGAAAAAATGCTTATTGGTATGCGGGTAAAGTCCGAACGGTCCACATGTGTAGTCAGTAACGGTAAGTTAAGCAGCGAAACTAAAACCAAATGGGAATATATCCGGAGTACAGCAACCATTCGCATTGGTGGACAAACTACAGCAGGATTACGCCATTTATTTGGGCATGTGAGGAATTTTCGTCTCTGGCATAAAGAGCTAACAGATGCGCAGCTTGGGGAGGTTGTGGAGTGAGAGATTTCACGTTGCGTTTCAGTGATAAAGCAGATTTCAGGGCATTTCTCAGGAAACTTAACTGGGAAGAGGACGAAGAGCTGCAGAATGCCGTTCTGGTTGATGAGATTGGTTTTACGTTCAGGGAGACAGATGTTTCTGATGACGGAGAACCAGAATACACGCGAAACGAAGGGTACTTTGTTAATATCCGTCTTCTTGACGATGGATTTGAGGATTCCGTGTTCCGTGAGTGGGTGGTTACACCAGAGCGCCCGCTCAGGGAGTGGTTTTAAGGATAGCAGATGGATATCACGTCGATACTTCATGCGCTTTGTGCCGTGGCGGTGCAGGTACTGGCTGGTCTTTTTACCGGAAACTGGGCTTACGGGGCGATAGCCGGTTGTACGTTCTTCATTGCGCGTGAACACACCCAGGCAGAATATCGCTGGATTGAAATGTTCGGGCATGGCAAGCGGATTAACATGCCGTGGTGGGGCGGTTTTGATCCACGTGCATGGGATGTGGCAAGCCTGATGGATTTTGCTGTGCCGGTGGTGGCGTGTCTGCTGGTCTGGCTGTTGGTTAATCGTGGGTGAAAAAGGTGAGCAGTATATGCAACGAAGGAGGAAACATCATTGCTGGCGGCATGGAAGGCATGCAGGGTGTTGCTGAACCGTGTTGATACATCAACTGCACCTGATATTGAGTGGCCTACGAACCCTGTCAGGGAGTAATCATTGGGATTATGCCGCAGCACGTCTTAAGCAAGAACGTGCTGCGGTTGGATG